ATCTGTAACCTCTCCTGTTTGTGTTCCTAAGTCTTTTATACCTAAGATATTTAAAACAACGTCAGAGAATGTTTTAAGCTTTAAAACTCCATTTAATATTTTTAACTTATAACTCATGAAGTCCTTATAGTAACGTGATTTTCAAAAATGATTTTATCGGTAATTACTGAGTAAATAATATTGTTTGAGTCCTTAACTTTAATATCATAAATGAAAGAACCAACTAAACTTACATTTTCATTTACCATGTCAAATTCCGTGATACCTTCTAAACTATCAACATGAGTTGTTGTATCAACTGATATTAAAGCTTCGGCATCTGTATCTCCAAATCTTTTTTTAACAGTAAAAAAGCAAGTGCAATTTGTTAAATCAAATGCAGTCCCATCTTCTGAAGATATTTGAACTTTTACGGGATATGTGTCCCCTTTAATCCTTCGGATAACCACAAAACCCCCTTCCTTTTTTAATTATTTTTCTTGCTCCTAATTGTCGAATATTTAATTGATTGTTTAATTCGTGTTTGTCGCAGTCATTATAAAAATCGTAAACAACTCCGTCATAAGTGAAATTGTCATCAAACATTTTATTTTTTAATTTATTTAAGTAACCACTTTTTTGACTTTCAACATCGCCCATTAAAGCTGCTCTTACTTGATCGCTTATTTCCGCGCTTGTATCTTCATTATTTTGTCTTATTCCATACTGACTGATATTTCTGCCATGATATAATAAGAAACGATAATAAGCACCTAAAACAAGAAATGGTTTAATGTAATCTTCAAACAATGCGTTTAATTGTGGCATTGTTGTAAGGTTATCTTTTAAATTAGTATAAAAGTTTGCTGGAACCCATGAATCCAAATCCAATTCTTGAACAACTCGAATGAATTGATCTAAATCATTATCTTTTACGTTCTTTCCTAACTTAACGTAAATATCAAAATCACTTTTAATTATTAGTGGTTTGTATGCCATTGTTTTGATTTAAAGGTTCATAACCAGCTATTTGTCTACGTTCATCAATAGTTAAATCTTTTAGTATTTCACTATCAATGTATTTAATAGGCTTTAATTGAGTTAATTCAAATTCAAATTGTGGAAAACATTGTTCAAATGCATCTGTAATTAATTCTTGAAGTACTCGAACTCTATTGTTAAAAAGTTCAATATTATCTGCAATTATGTTAGTTGAAAAACCAACATTACCGCCTAAGCCAACTAAGAATGGCGGAACTCCAAACGCTCTCGCTACTTTTTCAGCAACTCTTTTAGTGCTGTTTTCAATTGCATTTAAAATACCTTCATTACTCAAAGGCTGATAAACAGCAAGTTCTTCTTTTGTTTTAGCTTGTAAGATTAAAAGTTTTTGTCTGCCACTTGCTCCAGTTTCATCTTTTACATTACCTGTAAACTGTTCTAAAGTAGCGTCTAAATAATCTTGTTGTGTCATTCCGCTTTCATCCCTTTGAGTATCGTCATAGTTACCTACTATGTTCAATATACCGCTAGGTAAAAAAGAGTTTGTTACTGATTCAAGTTCGTATTTAGAATTTTCGCTGTCGGTGTTTATATCTTCAATCGCTGAATAAAAAGTCGGAATAGGATAATAGTTCTTCATTGGTTTTTTACGGAAGTAATAAAGTATTTCTCCTTTATCTTCTCCCCACTCCATGATATGTTCTTTTAATTCTATTGGTGTAATTATAGCACCATAAAACGCTGGAAATTCTTTGTCTTTTTCCTTTTTGTATTTATTGGTCCCGAATGTAGGATTAACAATAAAAGTCCCTCTGTCTGTTCGACGTATTTGTTCAAATGGAATAAGCTTTAATTCTTTTACTTTCCCATCCAATCCACGCATTACATATAAACTTACAGCCTGAAAAATTGAAACATATCCGCTTATTTCAGATATTAACTCATTAAAAGATTGTTTCTCATTTATCTTAACTTCGCCTAACTGCTCATTAACTAAGCCTTCAGCATAAATATATTGAGTTAAAATATCAATACAAGCTGTTGCTGTACCGCTTTCATCTAATTGTTGAACTAACTTTTGAGGAAAGGCATTATCCATGCCATATTTGATTAAGTCGGAATTGTTATCTTTGACAATTTTTACAACTCTATTTTTATAAGTAAGGCTTCTCGGCTTAAACATAATTCAAATTTAGTTTTTAATTTACTTTTTATAATTTACTTAATATAATTCTTTATAATCAACCCACTTGTTTAATATAGTACTTTGATTAGGCGGATGCAAAACAAGTTTTTCTTTGCTTTTAAACCAATTTAATGAAGGCATGAGTGATGCTATATAAGTATCAATTTGTTTTTGCTCTTCTTTAATTGTTTCTAAAATTATTGGAATAGCTTTTTTATTTACAATGTAACCATAACCGCCCCAACTCGCAAAACATTTATTTAAGAATAAAGAATAATTAACCGTGCTTCCCAGTGGTGAGTAACCGCCTAAGTGTATGCCATCCCAATTTTCCGGAAGTTCACTTAAACAGTCATTCAACTTGTTTAAAAACTCATCTGTAAAATCAACATCATCTTCTAAAATAAAAACACTCTCCAAACCTAAGTTCAAAGAGTGTTCTAAAATTGATTTATGGCTTCTTAAAGTAGCTATTTCAGTAGGTAATAAAAATCCGTTGTGATTTATTCCTTTGCTTTCGGTTGCCTTCCACGTTTCGGCTTCAATGTTTGCTCTTTTGGAGTTTCTACTGAATTGCTCTCTTCGGTCTTTAGAGGATCGTAAGTTAATGCAATAACATTTTCCGACAATTGCTCGAAAGTTTTTTTTTCTTCAAACTCAACATTGTGGTGAGGGTTTTGCTCGATTAAATGACTTTGCCCAGCTAAAAACATTAAGTTAGCAAAATAATCATTGAAGTTATTTTTATTAACTAAAACATCATTTCCTGATTTGTCTTTTGTGATAATATCACATTCTAAGAACTCACTTTTAATTCTAAATTTCATAATCTTTTTAATATAGTTAAACCATTGTTATTTGTATATTCTCTGTAAATATACCATTCTTTATTCTCATTTAAAAACTCTTCAATCGCTGGCATTAATCCTTGTTTTTCTTCTTGCTTGTAATTTTCCATAATTTCAGGAGTTTGCCAATCAGTCGGTTCATCAATTCGCCCGTAAGTAGTTGTATCATGTAGTATGATATATTTTTTCGCTTTTTTACCATGTTTAAACAACTCTTTTTTTAATTGAGTATAAATGTGTAGGGTATCAATAAAAAGTAAATCTGTTGGCTCTATTTCAATTTTAAGCGTATCCGCTTGTTTAAATTCCCATTTAGGATAAACCTTTAAAGCCTCATCTATATTTGGATGAACGTGCAAATCAATTCCAATTAATTTAGTCGGATTTCTGTACATAAAAGCCCATGTGCTAACTACCGAACGCACCCCCATTTCTGTAATATGTGAACATTCCTTTGCTATGTCATAAAGTACAGGTAAATGTTCATTAATATCACTTGGAGTTTTACACGATTGATAAAAATTGTCTTTAATTAATAACTGATTCATATTGTGTTTTTATTTGATTGCATTGTTCTTCGCTTAACCATTTTTCAATTGCATGATAGCCTAAAGTTCCCAAATGAAATTGTGTTTCGCAGCTAAATTTATTTGCTATTTCAACTGGAGCAATATTAAGTTTTAAAACATTACATCCCCATGCAAAATAAATATCTTCGTTCATATCGTTTTCAGGATTACAAGTTTCTAAAATTTTAAGCATTGCAGATTTATGCCTAAATGATAAACCGCCATTACCAACAAAAGGATGAAAGTTCCAAGTTGCTCCAACATAATCCCACTCGTAAAAATCTTCAATCCCCTCTTTTAATAGTCTGCTATCTTCTTGAAATATCAATACGTTTTCTTCTTTTATCTTATTCCAAAATTCTTTGTTTTTTAAAAGTTTATTATAGCATTTAATAGTATTAACCTCAACTACATTAAATTCACAATTAAGCATTTCTTGTAAGTGCCTATTATCTTCCGAGCTGAAAATATAAAGCTTTGTGTAATTTGGTAAATAATAAAGATGTTCAGTAATTACTTGATATAAACTTAATCTTCTTGTATCTACTATAACAGCTGCTAATTCATGCATAATTGTAACGTATATATTTTACATTTAAAAACCTCAAAAATTCCATCGTAAAAATGATAAACTATCATATCAATAATTTATTAAAGTTTGGATGTGAGTGCATAAAGTTAGGCAATTTATTTTTATCATACTTAATCGCATTCCAAAGATTTAAAGAAACTGGATGCAAATCGCCAAAGTTATTTTCAGGAGTCCACTTATAAAATACATTTTCTAAATAATCCTTTTTAATTTCGTTAGCATGTCCAAAACATGAATATTTATATTCCATAATTTCACGTTTTTGAGCTGTACTAAAATGATAAATGGTTAAAGGACATTCTAAATTTTGTAACGAATTATGTCTGTTTAAATTCTCTATTCTTATTGGTCTGAAGCCATCTAAACAAATCCAATTAAAAGATCTCCAAAAATTCAAATAACCTTTTATTCCATAATACCTTTCATTATGTGTATAAGCGTATTTTAAAGCTATTTCTATTTCAGTTGGTTCAAATACCTCATCAGCATCTATACTAATAATTAAATCAAATCCTTGTGAGTATTTTTTAGCAACATTTCTATGTTGAAATTCAGCTCCATAAAATTCAGCTTCATCCCAAATCAATTTATCCCCTAAAACATCTTCACAAATTTTTCTTATATCTTCAGCTTTGTCAGGACATTCTAAAATAGTTTTAAAACCATGTGAAGGCTTATGAGTATAACTAATAACCATTCCATCCACATGGTCTTTAATTGATAATAAACTTTCTTTTAAATATTCTATTCCGTAATGAATAGGCATAAATCCCAGTACTTTCATTGTGCTAATTTTATTATGTTTTCAACTTGATGTTTAAATGTATTTCTATTTAAAACTAATTGCCTTCCATTTTCAGCAATTTGTTTTCTTTCTTCTTCGTTTTCTAAATAATAGTCTATTTTATTTTTTAAATCTTCTATACTTTCAAAATAAACTAAATGTTTGTAATTCTCATAATCTTCTTCCATTTCAGGATGCTTATAAGAAAGGCAAAAAGTTCCACTACCTAATATCCTTAAAAGTCTGTCTGAATTATACCTTGCTACGTTAAAATGACTGCAATTAATGGCTATTTTGCATCCTCTGTAATATTGAGCCTCCACACTTTGAGAATGGTTAACATTACCGCTTCCATTTGCCCATCCCGAACCATATAAACCAAACTTATTTTGATATTTAGATTTTAATTCATTTGCTAATTGAATTCTAAATTCACTCATTGGAAAATAACCACTCCCGTAATTGTTAGCCATAAATAAAATATCTTCACTTGGATAGTTTGTGCCTTCATTTGTATAAATCCTTTGATCAAATCCAATTTCTAAATATTCGCTTTTATAACCTAATTTTTGCATTTCTCTTACATCTTCCATATTACTAAATGAAGTCAAAGAAACAAATGGAGCAGCATCTAACATCCATTGAGGTATACCTTCCCTTTTGTCCCCAGTCCAATTAATAACAAAACTACTCTCACTCATGTAGTCCATAACTTGATTATCTACAATGTTAGGAGCTTGTATTTGCATAAATACTAAATCAGGTTTACATTCGTTAAATAACTGAATTATATTGCCGTTTAAGTTTGGGTGAGCAGTTAATATTTCAAAGTAATTCTCTGTTCCTAAAACTTGTTTAAATGCTTTTTGAAAACCGTTTTCTATTTCAGAAACACATAAGCCTATATGTAATAATTTCATAAATGTGGAAAAATAAAATGGTAAGGTTCTGAAAGTCTATCTTTGTCTGTATAAGTTCTAAACTCTGAATTATGTAAGTGAATAGCATGTATAGTTTTCGAAGGATTTAAAACATTATAACCAGCATTATTAAGTTCATAAGCAATTCTGTTGTCGCATCCTGCTGTACCTAAATAATAGTTCCCGCTTTCAATTTTTCTAACTGCTCCATTAAATACCCACGCATCCTGGCTATCTTTCCTATCAAATAAAACAGCAAGTCCATTTTCTTTATAATCCCAGCGACTTAAAGTATAGCAGTCATTTTCATTCATAAAACGAGCAAATAAAATTGTTTCATCAAAATAAATATCCGAGTTTGCTATTACATTAATGCAGTCAGGATATTCATTTGTAAGCTCAAATATCTGTTTATATGTTAACCTATCTGTTAAGCTAAAAACTTTATTAAAGTGTTTTAATTTATGGTTTAATTTAGAACAGGCGTCAATTTCTTTTTGCCTTTCTTCATTACCGCATTGATAGTATTGAACAAATAAATTAATAGGCTTGAATTCGTACTCACCATTAACCGCTTTTACAAAATACTTTTGTGCTTCAATCTTTATGTTATTTTCTTTAACCCAATTTGTAAGTAACATAACTCCTTCAGTTACACATGAAGAACAGTTAACATTTACTGTATGGTTACAAAGAGTTTTGCATAATTCAAAAAGGTCTCTAATCATTCCTTTTGGATTGCTTAAAACATTTTGAACCCTATTTATTAATTCACTATTCATTTAATAATCCTAATTCTCTTAATTTTTTTCTGCTCCAATTTAAACCAGCTTTCCCGCCCCATAACAAATATGAAATTGTCCCACATGCTTCAGTATTGCTTTCATCATAATAAGTTTCTGCGCGACTTAAATAAGAATACATGCGCTGTATCACGTCAATACTTATCTTTTCTTTTTGGCTGAGTTGCTGCGCTCTTATTTTCCCGATATTCGTGGCGCACTTATTATTTACTTTCTCGTTTAATTCAATCCCTCTTTTTGCATTATTAGAAACACTTTCAGGATAGTCATTATAACTTTCAGCGTTTAAATAATTTGAAAAATAAATACCTACATTTTCTATTTGCTTAATTACATCATGATTATTATCATAATGTTTTGAAATGCCAAGTTCTTTTATTTTTTCAATCTTTGCTTTATTGCTTCCAGTTGCATAAACTCGTGAAAGAGGAATATTTAATTGCCTTGCAACTTTTAATAAACCAGACCTATTTTGTCTTGCAGAAATTATGTAAATATCACCTTCTGTAACTTTAGCAAGTTCCTTTCCTTTTGCAGTTGATAACACCCCATCAAAATCAAATGAAGTTTTAACTGCTCCATACATATCTAATTTAGATTGACAAACAGCATATCTTTGCTCATTTTCAGGAAACTCACCTATCATTTGAGAATCACCCATACAACGTTGAATAAACTCTTCGTTTGTTTCTCTTGGTCTTGGTCTTGGCATTTTATTTTTGTTTTTTCAAAGTTAAAAAAAAAGCCCCACAAATGTGAGGCTCTTTAAAATTTTACTTATTAATTAGCATAAAGCATCTAAGTAAGCTTGATTAGTTGATAAACTTGCAGCTGCATTTACTCTAAAGATATTTGGAGTTTTTGTTTGTTCTCCGCTTAAAGTTAAAGTGTAAGCAGTTGAATCATTTAAAAGAACACCTGAGCCACCTTCACCAGCACTTGCGTTTAATCCTTTTTCTAAACCTAAGATGTAAATTTTGCCATCGTTACCTTCCATGAAAACTACTAAATCATCAGCGTTTGCTAATTGATTAAGCGTTTCAAGTTCTGAAGGAGTTGAATAATACAACATCATCATAGCAGTATGGTTAAACGTGTTAATGTTTTCACCAGCTGTTAAAGGAAATGAGAAAGAATTTTTATCACGTTTTCCTGTATAAGTATAAAGTTTAGTTGGTAAACTTCCTGAAGTTGCCATTGAAATAGTATTTACATAACCGTTTGAATCAGTTGTGTAAGTAATATTTCCTTTTAAGCCAATCCAAACACGCTTGTTAACACCACCTACTTTATTTAGTGCGTCACAAGCTGGATTAATTCCGCTTATTAAGTCATTACAATTTGTTGCCATTTTATTATTATTTAAATTGTTAAGGGAGTATTTCTACTCCCGTTAAATTAGAATCCTGCAAATACGTTTAACTCACCAAATGCATAGTTATAACCAGCTTTGTATCTCAAACGAGTGTAGTTAGTATCGTCTGTTTGGTCATACCACATTTGAACTTGTGAAGTTGCTGTTAAAGTATCAGTAGCTAAGTAATGATTATCAGCTTTAGTTAAGATAGCACGGTAAGGAGTTGCTGCTGCTGCTGGTGAACCAGTTGCAAAGTCAGTAGCAATATACTTATCTAAAACACCTAAAGATACCATTGGAATACCTCTATAAGTTACACCACTTAAACCATTAACTAAGGCATTTCTTTGCTCAACAATACCATATGCAGTTGATGAAAGATATTTAACCCATGCTTTGTAAATGTTATCAGTTACTAATAATACTTTTTGAGAATCTTCAATAAACTTCAATTCGTATGGTTGTACTTCATAAAGTTTAGAATCTAAAGTATTTACAATGTTTGAAGTGTTAATGTCTGCTGCTGCAATAGTACCACCATAAATAGTACCGTCACCAGCTAAATAACCAGCTTTGATTTTTTTGAAGATACCATCAAATTGAGTGTAATCTGAATTTGATAATGTAGTATCACCTAAGAACATAACACGGAATAAATCACGTGCTGCTGCTTCAGCAACTCTTTCAAGGATATAAGCTTCAATTTCAGTTCCTGTTAAGTCATTGATATCAGCTCCTTTTTTACGAGCAACCTCTGCAATTGTAGCTTCAAATACATCTGCACATTGTTTTAATTGTGCTTGCATGTTAACTACATTCAAAGTAAATGAAGAAATTGCAACACCTGTTCCTGTTTCTGTATTGTTACAAGTTGTAAATTTCTTTGTTACTTTGTCTAAATAGTTGTCTTTGTACATAATCTTATTAGATTGTACGTCTTCAACTAATTGAAATCCTAACTGGTCCACACGTGCGAAACCAGCTAATTTTTTCATTACTAATTCTCTAAATTCTGATTGTTTACCTGTGTATGTAGTAAACGAAGTAATTGCTGCCATTTTGTTTAATTTTTAATTTTTAGTTTTTAGATTTGATTTTATTTAACGCCCATGATCCGAAAGTAGAATCAGTTGCATTTTCTTTTACAAAAGTTTGTTCACTTGCTTGGAACTCTTTACCCTTTCCAATTACTACTTTTTTAAGTGTTTCAAACTCCGCTTTAAAATTGTTAAATGTGTTTTCTGTTTGTTCTTTTTCAGCTTTAATTGAATTTAATTGCTCATTTAAAGAATTGTTGATATTTGTCAACTCTTCGATTTTAGCGTTTAACTCTTCAACTGAAACTTCATTTTCTTTTTTCTTCTCTTCTTCATGCATTTTAGCTTCAGCCTCTACAACTTCACTAACTAAGCCATCTACAACTTTGATAACTCTTCCGTTAACATCTGTATAGTCACCATTTGCAGCAGCTGTTTGATTGCCTTCAGCATCTACTAAATAAGCTTCTTTGCCTACTAAGTCTTCAGTTTCGCTTTCTACATATAAAAGCACTTCATTTCCTTCAGCGTCTTTTACAGGCATTTCCATGTTCAAAGTAACACCGTTAATCATAGCTGCTAACTTCGTGAACCCTCTTTTAATCCACGATAGATTGTTTTCTTGTTTATTCATTGTTTGTTTTTTTGTTTGGTTATTTTCCCCAACGTATGCAACTAACTTATAAGGTGTATAGTTGACACTTGAAGTAATTATCTCATGAGCAAAACCTAATTCAATAGCTTGTGTGCTTGTTAAGTCAGTAGCCTTTTGCATTAATGGTTGTAATTGCTCTACTGAATTTCCTGTTTGATTAACATAGAAATCTAAAATCTTTTTTTGTTCAGCCTGTAAGTTTTCACCTAACTGAATTAAGTCATCCGCTTCCATTGGAGTTGGTGAATCAGGTTGCCAATAAGGATTGTGAATAAAGAAACGTGAATTTTCATGTAGTTTCCTAACATCACCAGCCATATAAATAACAGTAGCTATTGAACCAACTATTCCTTCACCTATTGTTGTAATTCTTTTACCGCTTGTTCTTAGTTTGTCATAAATAGCCCATCCTTCAACAACACTACCGCCACCGCTATTAATCGAAACATGAATATCAGTTACATCTGTTTCTAATGAATCTAAAAACTTTTTTAATTGACTTAAATTAAATGTTTCAGCTCCACCAAAAAGAGAAACTAAATCCCCTCCACCAATGTAACCCTCTATATTTAGTTTTGCAACTTTCATATTATTAAAACAAATTTATTCAAAGTAAATTCTTAATTTTGGTTTATTATTATTAGTTAATATAAAATGTCTAAAAAACCACGCAATTTCAAAGTATATCAAGTTTGTTTAGGTTCGACTACTATGCATAAATTAGAATGTGATTTAAAAGATAACGAAGAACGTGCGTCAACAAAAATTCGAGATATTCTTAAAGATTATTATAAAGACAAAGAGCCCTTCGGATGGAAGGACTATTTGAAAAAATTAAAGTGAGCTAACTTGAACAGCCCTTTCAACACTTGTTTGTGTTTTATTTATATCAGTTACTCTTACAACTGGTTGCGGCATTGATAACATCATTCTTTCCATCATTGCCTGATTGCTTAATTGCATATTAGCTGAACTACTTGCAGACCTTCCTGTAAATCCACCATCAAACATTCCGCCTATATGTGGCATTGGATTGCTCATGCCTAACCTCATTCCTTCTAATTGTGAAGCTAACATTGAACCCTTTTGAGTATTTAAAACTCGAGAAGGAATAACGTATTCATCCTTGTGGTAAGTATAGCTTTTAGTTCCTAAATTAGTTGATTGTTCATGTGGATTTCCTTCGCCTGTATATCCGCCTTCTTCAAATGAATTTAAAAGCTGTTTAGCTTGTACCATGTTTGAGGTAATCGTAACTAATCCAGTTGCTAATTTTGCGTAAGCAGCTAAGCCACCTGTTAGTATATTGTCAGGTGAACTTACCGAAAATGAAGTTGCTGTTAAGTTTGAAATTGCAGTTGCTGTATTTGCACCGATATTAATTAATGCAGCCATTTTAGCAAATGCCGCTTGTTGTTCTTGATCTTTAGCAAGTAAAGCACCTAAGTTTAATAATACTTGAGCAGTATCGGTAACTGATTTAATTTCAGCTTGTCTTATTGCAGCTTTTTCCGCTTCTTTTTGTCTTAATAGCTCAACTTCTTGGTTAGCGTATTTAGCAACTATTTCTTGATATTTTAAAGAGTTTTCTTCTAAACCATAAAGCTCTTGCTCCCTTTGTAAATTAAGTAATTCTTGCTTTGCCTCAAATTGAGTTTCTAAAGTAGTCATGGCATCGGAAAAATTAACCTCGTTCCATGCCTGTTCTTGCTCTATAATTATATTTTGTTGTGTTTGTCTTGCTTCAATATCTTTTTTAAAGGCTTCATCTTGTAATTGTTTTTGATATTCAATTTGCTGTTTTTCCAAATCCAGCATTTTAGCATTGAATTCAACTTGAGCTTTGTATTTTTCTTCGTCTGATAACTCTTTATTTTGTAAGATTAAATTTAGATTGTATTTTTCAAGTTCAATTTCTTCTTCAAATGCTACTTTATTTATTGTTTTTCTCTCAATTATTTGAGCTTCTAAATATGCAGTCTCTTCTTTTTGGTTTCTTTCAATAGAAGCTTTTTGAATAGTATTTACATTCTGTAAATATTCTTGTTGCGCTTTTATTTTTTCACCATTTGATTTTTCATTATCTTTTAATATAGCATTTAATTTAAATTTTTCAAGTGCTATTTCTTCATTAATTGAATCTTGATTTAAATTTTTCTTTGCTAAAATTGCAGCTTCTAATAATGCAAGTTCATTATCATATCTTTTTTTAGCTATATCTTCAAAATCTTTACTATTTTTTTTCTCTGTTTCTTTTTGTTTTTCGCTTGTAATATTAAAATCCTTATCAATTTGTTCTGACTGTTTTAATAAATCTTTAGCTAAATTATTTATTACATTTGATTTATTTTTTGCATCAGTTTCAATTTTTTTAGTATTACAAATATAGATTGAGTTAAAAATCCTTTTACATAATCAAAAGTACCGATGTTATTTTCTAAAGACGCGGTCTGTGATTTTACTTGCTCTTCTGCTGCTTTAGCAAATAAAGCTTGAGCTTGTGACCTTAATGCAACTGATTGAATATAGGCATCTTTTTTCTTTATAAATATCTCTTCTGCAACATTTATATCTGTAGCCTTTCCAAAACTATCTCCTAATGTTTCATTATAAGTTTGTAATGCTTTTTCTTTTGAAATAACACCTTCTTTTGCTAATTGAAATGATGCTGCGACTTCATTTACTTTACTACCAGCATCTGTTGCTGATTTTTTATAATCTTCTAAACTTTCAGATAAAGCTTGTTGACTTGCATCAACTTTAATAAATTCTTTAGATAATTCATCAAAATTATCTATTAAATATCTTATTCCCTCTATAATTAGAATTATAGGTATAGCTTTAAATGCTGCACTAATACCTTCCAATCCAAGTTTAAATTTATCAAAGTCAAAATTTTGTAAAGACTCTTGTAATAAATTCATTGAAGACGTTAATCTTTCTACAGCAGAACCTTTAAAAGTTTCAGTTGCATCTTTTACATCTTCTAATTTATCTTTTAATTCCGCAAGTTTTTCAGCTGCTCCTTCTTCACCTCTTATAACTGCTGCTGTATATTCTTTTATTTGGTCTTTTAATCCTTTAATAGAATTTGCCTCATCAATTGCACCTTTAATTCTTTCTTGAAATAAACTTGGCAATTGTTTCTCAATGTCAATTCTTTGCTGTGCTAACCTTGCTTGTTCTTTTAAAGCATCTTCATATTCGGTACTACCAATAACAAGTTTATCTAATAAATCCCTGTTTTCTTTTATTTGTTGCTTTAATTTACCGTAACTACCTTCAGCAAATTTTGCAGCACTATTAACTCCGCCTAATGCGTTTGTATTGGCTTTTAAAGCATCATTTTGTTGTTTAAGTATTGCAGTAACTTCTTTTGCTCCTTGTTGAGCTTTAAGGTATTCTTTGCTCCCAACTTCGGCATCTTTATAAATAGATTTAAGTCTTTTTAATTCCTCTTCTAATCTTTTTATATTAGTTATTGTTTCTCCTAAGTCTGTTTTAAATAAAACTACTTCTGCCATTTTAATTTAATTTAATAAGTTCTACACTTGTGCTATCATTGGAAGTATAGTCAAATTGACTAATTTTTGATAAAAAGAAATATGAATTAAATTCATCTATGTAAATAGGATAAAAATAATTCAGGTTTATTATATCTAATATGTTAAGCCTTATTTCACACTTAACTATTTTAAGCCTTTGTAATATGTTAATAAGATCAACTGAATAATCTAATAAGTTAGTTGAAAAACCAGCATTATAATTTTTATCCGCATCAATGAACCACGTTAAAGGAATATCAGTTGAAACAATTGTGCTTGAAGTTCCATCGGTATAGGTAACTGTGAAATTATCTTTTTCAATATAACAAGTTCTTGCTGTAACTCCATTTTTAAAACTTGAAGTATTTACTAAAGATACCCCATCATGCAAATCAATGTAAATTACTTTTTTACCGTTTAACCTTTCTACTGTTTCACTTGCTGCAAAAGGACTAACATATAAATCTTTTTCAATTGGTAAATTTTCATTGCTTATTGTTATCGCTCCGTCACTTCCACTTGGAGGGCTTAACAAAAATTTATCTTCTTTATGCTTTATATTATTTCTTTGTGCGTAGCTATCAATTTTAAATTCTAAATTAAAATCTTTTGTTTCATCTAATTTATTACTCCAGTCAACTGCGTTCTGTATATTAGATTTAATTTCAGAAAATTCAAATAAAGTAACTTTTTTATTGTCTTCGTCTACTATTGGAATAAGCCCATAACGGATGCAAGTATCTTTAAATAAGTCAGCCTGTCTTATATCGCTTAAACAATTCTCAGGTGAAACAGCTCCATTAAATGCAAGTCCTTCAGCTAATTTAACCTCGAAAGTATCACCTATGCTTGTAGTTGCTGTAAAGTTTGAAAGTAAAGAACCACCTTGTGTTGTATCATTATAAAAAGATGAAATTACGTAAGCCTGTAAAGTTATTTTATCCCCTCTTTGAGCTACTACTTTTTTAGTTTTATTAATTATATCTGTAAAGCTTATTGAAATTGTACTACCGCCGTAAGAAGATGTGTTTATATAAGAGTTTTCAGTTTTGTGAATTAAATTGAAATTAGTATCGTTTATAACCACGAACCATTCAATACGATTAACCACATCAAATGCTGGTACTACATTTGAAACATTAGTCCAAGTTAATCTATTTAAATAATTTACATTTAAATCTAAGTTAACATTATACTCGCCATCGGCATCACAAAGAAAATAATAATTTGAGCCGTTTAAAATATATCTTGACTGATTGCCTTCAATGTATTCTGCAAATTTAAAATTCTGTAAAGTATTACCTGTATTGCCTTGATTATTTCTGTAAGTGAAAAAGAAAAAAGGACTTTGTAAATCTAATATACGTATGCTTTCCGCAGCCCTCATTCCGTTAAAATCATAATCCCCACCTTTATAACTATTTTTAGTTATAGTTGCAGCATCATTCTTTAAATTGTTTCTTGATGTAGGCAAAATATCATTGTTATAAGCATCAATACTTTCAGTCATATTGTTCACTAAAGTATATCCAGCATCCTCAACAATAGATTGTATTAAAGTTTTTCTGTAAAAAGCTGGTAACAATAAACGAACATCAACAGTTGTGCTCGCTGATGGCATCCCGTTATAATCAATCATTGGAAAGATTAACCCTTCATTTGCTGTTCGCCTACTAACTACATTTGATAAATTCCAAATTGTTTTTAAACTTGGAGTATTATCAGTATCTATTTGGTTAATTGATTTGTTCTTTATTATTTCATAGAATCCAGCATTGCCTGTAAAGAATCTTAGACTAATATCTTCATCAATATTTTCAATACTTATAAATCCTTTCTTGAATATAAAGCCATCAATAAGAATTTCACAATTTAAACGAGAATAAGGAATTAAGCTATCTGAATTTAAAAAGTCAGCATAGCCTAAATTCTGTAAATTTTTATTTGTCTTCGGAACTTTAAATGTGTTTGAGTATTCGCTTTCTCGTTTTGTTATATCTTCAATGTTAATCAAAGAAAATGACTGCACGATTTTTTCCGTATCGTATAAGTCAAGTAATTGGTCTTGTATTTTAATTTCGAGAATTGCCACATTTATTGTCTTTGTATGTTTAATTGTTCAGCATAGTTAAAAGTAATTGATATATCATACATATTTTCTTTTGTATTGTATTTATCAAAACTTTCAACATCTAAAATAATAGGAATAAAAACTTCATTAACAAATACCCATGCTTGTATTGAATATCTTAAAGTATCTAAAAAGTCAATTTGATTTAAACTTAATCCAGTCGCATAAACAGTTACCGCGTTATAAACTTTATTTATTTCAGAATACCTTTTAATATCCTTTGTAATATAAGTTTTTTTGTCTCCTATGTTTACTTTATAATCACGTCTTTGAGTAAATATAAAGTTGCCTCTGCCCCCTTGCCTGTTTAACCAAACTATATTTATATTTTCATCCGAGCAGCAATTGTCTACTTCTTCAAATAAGCTTTCCACTACTTGAAGAGTAATTGTTGCAGATCCTTTAAATTCATTTCTTAAATAAACATTACCATAATAATAATAAGTATTTACTGAAGGTGCTGTTATATCCCAAGTTTGAGTTCTGCTATTTATTGTATTGTTTGTAATCCACGCTGGTAAAGTTGAACTAATAATTATTTCTTCGCCATTTGGATAAAGCCCATCCGTGCCAAAACTTTTATTAGTAGCTACATTTTTTTCAACTCTAATTACTCTATCGTAAGTATTATATTGAATGCCTTGTGGATTTTTTATCGGCTCAGGAATAGGAGGTGGAGGTGGAGGTGGTACAACTACATTGAAATGTATATTAAAAAAATTATATACTTCAGCTCCGTTATTTATTGAAAATTGATGGCATCTTAAATAATAGTTCCCTTGTGATGGTATATTAACTTTAATTTCTTTTAAATACTTATTATTATTTATCGCATAGGCATAAATAAAAGTCATATTCCTTAAATCATAAGGCAAACTACTAATAAAGCCTAATTGTGTTATTTCAGCCCAGTTAGGTAAATTTGGTGTTGGTGATGTAGTTTGGTCCCTTGAAACATTTACTATTACCCAGTTTTGCTCGTAAACTCTTGTTATATTTGTAATTGGGTCAACGTCAGGCGGGTATAAATCTGACATATTTATAGTTACATCCTGACCTGCAGTAATCGTTAAATATTTTGTATATGTAAATGCCATTATGAGGTAGTTACAATTCTGTATTTT